CAGGCACGTCGTTGGTGTTGAGTGGCAACCTCACAGGAGCAGCGGCTACGTTGTCTCAGGCTGCCGGGACAAATCCAGATGTAAATACGTCCGCAAATCGCCAGTTGCGGCTAATTGATTCAACTAGCAGTCTGGTTTGGGGCTACTTCGCGAGATGGGCCACTAATAATCGATTTCTTCTAGGTGGGATAAATTACGTTGCTACCGATGCGGGAGCTTTAGTAATAACGTCAAGTGCCGGTTCTAGGCTTGACTTAGGCGCAACGACTGGATTCATTTCGCAAAATGGTCTGGAATGGATAACAGACGGCAACTCATGTAAGATTCGTGCTGGTTCAAATACTACTGCTGTTCGCCTTCAAATTGCATCGGCGGTAAGCGGCACCGGCGACATATTGCAATGCACGGATTCAGCACTCAACACACTCGCAAAAATTGACTACTTAGGTAATCTCACAGCAGCAGCCGGGACGTTGTCGGGTAATCTGGGGTGCTCGAACGTTTTCGGAACGGGAAGCGTAAACGGCGGCGTCACGATTCGACGTACGGCAGCGTCGATTAATTATACGGAGATACTCGGAGCGGAAATATTATCTATAAGAAGCGGAAACATCGTTGCCGCTATAAACCGAAGTAATGTAGATGCTTTTGCGACTACTAGCATTGGCGGGTTTTATTTTGGACCGACATCGACAGCAGCAACCTCTTTGGGTGCGGTTGCTGGAATCACCCAGGCTGGTGGAATAGTAGCAACCTCAGGAGGTCTTTTGGTCAATGGCAATCTGTCAACATCCGGCCTACTTAAATTCACTGGCTACACAACCGCACTTCTCCCCACCGCATCGGCCAACGAGGGAGCCATCACGTACGACACAACATTAGACAAACACGTCGGAAGTAACGGAACGATCTGGAACCCATTATGGTAACAAGACTGGACAGAATCATCCTAAAAGCAGCCGACCCACTCAACAATACTCCAGCAGCATACGGAGTCACGGAGCTTGAGCGGCTACCCAATGGACGTGATATTGATGTGCCAATGAGGGACATTGACGCCGTTGAGCTTGCTGCCATTGCAGATGGCTTTAGCCTCGATGTTTTGAAGGAAAATAGCGATTTGAAGGCAGAGGTAGCGTCGCTTAATTCGCAGCTTGAAGCAGCACTTACGCAGGTTCGCCAATTCGAAGACGGGATATGGGATCGACGCATGATTGACCCATCGGCGTGGTACGCACGGCTGTCAATGGACAACGTACTAGCGATCACGAAACTTGCATCGACTGATCCAGTCGCAGAAGGTTTTGTTGATGCATTAAAGGACTCACGGCAACTACGGAAAGACGATCCAGCGTACCGAATGAGTCTCGATCATCCCAACACACAACAGGGAGTCGCGTACATGCAGGCAAATGGCGTATTTACGAAAGAGCAGGCCGATACTTTACTCGCAGACTCACGAAGGGATGAACAATAATGGCGTCAACCCACCTCGGATTGACCGGATCAACATACTACGCAAAGCTGGTTGGTAGCGGCGTATCGCCGTGGTCTACTGGTATCGTTGCTTTCATTGAGTCATCACAGCTAGGCGTTTTTACGTCGCCGACGGATGACACGTTGTCGTATGTTGTGTATCTGCAAGCGGGCGGAATTCCTGCCTCGTCGGATGAGATTGATGCGTTGGTTCCTGGTGCGAGTCCACCGCCATCGTTTTACCAATCGGCTCCTGTGGTTCAGCGTTCCACAGACGACACCGACGAGATTCGATTTGCCTGGCCTGTTACCGGTGCGACGATCACGGGCGAAGTATCAAAAGGTGGTGCCGCGTTTGGGGCGGTTGCGGGTGCAATCTCGTTCCTTAGGACCGAAGCGGGAACACACATCTACCAGATCGCACACAACGCAGCGGACAAGCAGGAAGGGTCAGTGCGTTACCTATTTACAGATGGCACTTACACGCGAGCCGTGAATCTGGAAGTGTTCGGGGCGGTGGCAGGTGGTGGTGGTTTGACAGTGGTTCCGCTCACTGCAGTAGTCCAGAGCAGGGTAGACGGGACAACGATAAGCGTATTCACATCCGAGACAGTAACGGTGGGGATCGCTGTGGTTGATGCTCAGGGCCAGCCAGTCACTGTTACTTCACTCACTCTATCAATTGTGATCGAGCGTTCAAACGGACTGGACGTTTCTACAATCGCAGACGGATCGATCACGAAAACAGGCAGCACAATCAGCTTTGCAGTGCCTTCGCAGGTGTCGGCAAATGAAGGCGTTTACAGGTGGACTCTGAGGAGCACGGTAGGCAATGGCGTACTTCTGCAAGGCCCGTTGATTGTTACCTACGTCGCCACGGTGGACGCATGAGGCTGTGTCGATGTGGTGCAATAGTCAGGGCCGAGTGCGAACGATGTAAGCCAGTGAGGATCCTAAATGGTACGACAGCCGAGCGTGGATACGACCATCGATGGAGAAGGCTCAGTGAGCTGAAGCGACAGGAAGATCCACTGTGTGAGGAGTGCGAAAGAGAGGGCATGGTTACGCCTGCGACAGAGGTACACCACATCATCCCTGTGAGGCTAGCGCCAATGATGCGACTCAGTTGGTCAAACATCGTCAGCGTGTGTAAGGCGTGCCACGAGAGGCTAGAGAGGGAGGCCGGAAAGTAGTCTCAAAATGAGAAGTCTCACAATGAGACGTATCAAAATGAGAAGCTCAGGCGGGGGGGTGGGTCAAATTGAGACGGAGAAAATTACACGACGTCTTGTGGTCGCTCGCTGATTTTCCTTGCTGTTTTTTATAGGGGTTGGTATGGCTGCTGCAAAAAAAGTGTTTGCGATTAGGGGGGGGTTTCCTGTTGCACCAAAAAAACTTGGTAAGCAAGGCAGATTGGCTTGGGATTCAGGCGTCGCGCTTTGGGCGGAGGGAACGATCAGGTCGCGGGATTTATTTAACTGGAATTTATTTTGTGAGGCTGTCGACGAAAAGGAGAAATGCGAGAAAATACTAGAGACTGACGGCGAATATCAAATGTCGCCCAACGGATGCTACGCTCAGCACCCTGCGCTAAAGCGCAGGCAGAACTGCGAGTCAGTCATACGTAAGTACTCAGTAATGTTTGGATTAGTACCAGATGCGAGAAAAAAACGTCCTGCGGTATCTCAAGGAGTGGCGACTAGGCAGAAATGACAGACAAGACGACTACGTTGTGGATTAGAAACAGAAGCGACGAAATAGCAGTTGCTAACGGCTGTTGGTTTGACGTTTCGAGAGGTGCGTGGGCTGTCTGGTGGATTGAGAGATACTGTTGCTTGTACGAAGGCGAATGGGCAGGTGAGAACATGCTTATTCGGTCTGGATGCCACGAAGTAGACTGCCAGATACTAGATGACTGGAGCGATGGTGGCGAGCAAATGTCGCTTGCAAGGGCTGGGAGATATGCTCAATGGATAGCAGACGGAAACAGCGGCGATTGGCAGTACGAATGCTTCATGCGGCTGTTCGGATGGGTTCGCAACTCCAAGCGATGGAATAGGACAATAAGGCGATTCGCCGGTGCTTCGATATGGATTCCGAAGAAACAGAAGAAGTCTCCTAGTTTGGCAGCGATCGGCGTTTACCTTACTTGTGGGGATGGAGAGTCGGGAGCCAAGTGCTTTGGAGGTGCAAAGGATGGTACGCAAGCGGGAATCGCGATGGCACACGCGATCGCTATGATCGAACAATCGCCAGAGTTGTCGGCTGAATGCAAGATAAATAAAACCGAAAGATCAATTGAGCATTTACCAACGCGATCGAAATACAAGCCGCTGTCGTCTGCAAACGAACGGAGCAAAAACAGCAAGGAAGGAATCAACGGTAATATCTTGATCGATGAAACGCACGTTGTTGACCGAGACTTCATATCGATCATTTCAAGGGCTGGAATAAGCAGGGCGGAGCCGCTGCAAATCGAAGTTTCAACAGCTGGCAACAATCCAGAAGGGTACGGCAAGGAGCGACAAGACTATTCAAGGAAAGTAGAGACTGGAGAAAAGCCGAACGATCGATTGTTTGTCGCAATTTACGAGGCACCGCAAGATCTGACGGATGAACAACTAGAGTCCGACCCAGTAAAGTACGGGAAGTTGGCAAATCCTGCGTGGGGACATACTGCGCACGAGGAAGAGTTTCTAGCAGATTACGAGCAAAGCAAGCAGTCGCTGACTGAGCTTGGTAATTTCAAGATGTACCGTCTGAACATTTGGCAATACTCAAGCAGTCCATGGATAAGAATGGAGAACTGGGACAATTGCAAAGGCGAGCTATCCGACTGGAGCAAAGCCGACGCGATAGGTGCGGGCGCTGACCTCGGAGGTAGAGACGACTTAGCGTCGTGGGCGATTGTAGCGAGATTTAGAGTTGACGAAGACGACGAAGATGGAATGCCAGTATATAGATATGAAGTAAAGTCACAATCGTTTATCGGCAACGACGTTAGTAGAGACCTCAGAAAGCCACCGTTTAGCGAGTTTGTCTATGACCGCCAGATTTTAATATCAAAGTACCCATTACGGGAATTGAGCCGCACTCTTTACGATGAGTGTGACAATCATTCTGTAGAGGCAGTCGGATATGACCCACACAACGCACAGCAGTTTGCAGAAGACCTGAAATCGGAAGGCATTACCCCAGCTTCATTTGCGCAAAATCACGGGATGTTTAATGAGCCGATCAAGGATTTAACGCAAGCAATAGCAAGCGGGCGATTTCGTCACGACGGTGATGATTTGCTTCGCTGGTGTGTTGGGAATGCGGCTATTCACAAGAATAGAAAAGGCGAGTGGATGTTCGATAAGTCGGGTGCGTCGGAGAAAATTGACCCGATTGTAGCGATGACGATGGCTTTTAGAATCTGTTCGCTCGCTCCTGAACGAGCCAGTGGTAAACTTTTTGTAAATTAGGTGATTTATGGCTGGAGTAAACTGGCTCATCGAAATGCTTCGCAACGCAATCTCAGGTGGAGATCACGGCGAGGACGGAATGACGGCAGATCGTGCCCTGTCTTACGCACCAGTTTGGTACGCGGTCAACAAGATCACAGGGCACGTTGGGAGATTGCCGCTAAATCTGCATCGTATCTCTGGCAATGAAAACAAGAAAATAACGAACCACTTAGGTTATAGGATACTCCGGGTTAAACCCAACGCTTACCAGGTTCCGTTTACCTTCAAAAGACAGATAACATGCCACGCTTTGCTGTGGGGTAACGGCAGGGCTTACATTCACCGAGACGGTTTAAATAGCGAACTCATACCGCTAATGCCAGATAGGACAGATACGGTTTTGGTCGACGGCGAAAAGGTTCACTTTACGAAAGTCGACAGAGACGATCGGCTTGAATTGTGGGAAGACATCAAGCAGGCGATGAGAAAGGCAAAGATAGACGGAATTGGCAATTCTGTCATCGCGATACCAGACTCAGAAGTGATTCACATTCATGGCCTTGGGTTTGATGGGGTTAAAGGCCGGTCGCTAATCAGTTTGGCAGCCCAGTCGTGGGGCGTCGGCCTGGGTGCGGAAAAGCAAGAGCGAAAGAAGCAGAAGAAAGGATACTCTGGCGGTCTTATGCTGGAAGCTCCCGAGAGCGCATTTAGAAAAGAGCAAGAAGCCAATGAGTTTCTTCAATACTTCCGAGAAAACCACGACGGCGAAGAAAACGCAGGAAAAACTGGGCTTTTGCGTGCTGGAATAAAGGCAAATGTGCTTTCAATGAGCAATACGGACGCTCAATTCATTGAACAAAGGATGTTTCAGAGGCAAGAAGCTGCTCTTTGGTTCTGCTTAGAGCAAATTTTAGGAGACGATTCAAGTGTTTCTTATAACTCTTTAGAGCAAAAAAACCTGGCATATCTTCAAAATTGCCTAGGTTCTTGGTTGACAATGTGGGAGGAAGAATGCGAATCGAAGCTACTTACGACATCAGAAATCGAACGCGGATTCTATTTTAAGTTTAATGATGGTGCTTTGCTACGAACCGACAAGCAAACGACCGCTCAAATTGTATCGACGTTGATAACTGCAAGGGTAATCAACCCGAACGAGGCTCGCGAGATGTTTGAGATGAATCCATACGACGGAGGAAACCTTTACGAAAACCCGTCAGTGACATCGGGGCAGCCTGGCCAGTCTTTAGACAATAAACCCAATGATGAGGATTTGAACAATCGCGCTGCGGAGTCGCGAATTAGAAACCTAATCATTGTTGAGTCAAACCGGGTTCGAAATGCGGTGAAGTCGCAAAACTTTCTTGATTGGATGGACAAGTTCTATGCAAAGTGGGAAACGAAGCTTTCTTCAGCCCTGGAAGAGATTGGCGGTTGTAGCGAGGCGGCAAAGGCTCATTGCGAAGAGAGCAAACGTCAACTGTTGGGATGTGCAGACGCGACGCCAGAAGATTTTGCGGGAGTAATTGATGCGTGCGTTGCGACGTGGGCAGATCGAGTTGCGGTAATCATTGAAGACATGGAGATAGCAAGATGTTAGTTGACAGAAACAGCGGCGAAATTTTCGTTTACGACGTTATCGGTAACGACATGTTTGGCGAAGGCATCACCGCTGAGGCAGTCATGGTTGCTCTGGACTCTCTAGGAGGGAAACGGGCAAAGATTCGCATCAACTCACCTGGTGGCAACGCAGACGAAGGGATAGCGATATACAACGCACTGAGACGATACAAATGGGGCGTTGATACGGTTGTTGATTCGTTGGCTGCATCAGCGGCAAGTGTCATCGCTCTCGCTGGACAGAATCGCTACACAGCAAAAGGTGGGAGATGGATGATGCACCGCGCTATGGGCGTAGCCTTCGGCAATGCGGAAGAGATTTCTGGTTATATCGATGTGTTGAACAAGTACGACGATTCAATCATTGAGATTTACAGCGAACATATCGACAAACCAGAGTCGGAGATTCGAGACATGCTTGCTGCCGAGACCTGGTTTACAACTGATGAGGCAATTGCAATCGGTCTTTCAACAGCACGGGAAGCAACCGAAGCGATCAAGCCGAATGTTGCAAACTGGTTCAAAAATGCCCCGGCAAATATCTACAAGGAAGCGATTGAGGGCGTCAAGCTACCGGCCGTTCACCGCACGGCTGCATTGATTCGGTCGAGAATGTAATTACCCACTTTGGGAATAATGTCTTGACATTGCCTGCCCATAGTGCATAACTAGAAATTCAGGCGGGAGAAGACCCGCAAAAACAACCGATTAGCAACACTGTGCAACTCGTTAGCGGCACGGCAAGCAAACCGGAAACGTCAATTTACGTTTTCAGTTCGCAGGCCCAGCCGCTTTTTTCGTAGGTGGCCTGCATAACCACAGGACATATACGAATGTTGAAGAGTGTAGACATCCGGGCACAGCTTGCCCAAAAGACAGCCGAAGTACAGGCAATCGTTGAGCTTGCTACGGTCGAGAATCGCGAGCTGACGACTGAAGAAAAGTCTTCAGTTGATCGCATTCAAGGCATCGAAGATAAGGCTGGCGAGATCGCGTCGCTCAAGTCTGATTATGAGCGTGCCGTGCGGTTTGAAAGCCGAGTCACCGAGCTTGCCAGCGGATTTGGTTCAACTATTGGAAAGAGCGAAGAAGCTCCTCAATCAAAAGCGATCACCATTCCAGCCAAAGCACTTCGACATGGCGCCTTGAGCGCGTTCAAGGGTGAATGTGCAGAGAAAGACGCATACGTTACAGGGCGATGGCTTGCGGCTAATTTCCTTGGTCACGAACCTTCGAAGAATTGGCTCAAAGATCACGGCGTACAAAACTCGTTATCCACTGACAGCAACGAGAAGGGCGGCATTTTTGTGCCGATTGAAACGGAGACATCAATTATCCGATTGGTGGAACAGTACGGCGTTTTCCGGCGATACGCTCAGGTGACTCCGATGGCGAGCGATCGCAAGGTACAGCCTGTTCGCACCGCTGGAATGACTGCTTACCCGGTTGCAGAAACCAATACCGGCAACGAAGGCAGCAACGCCGGCACGAAGAGCGAACCGGCCTACACGACTGCGGAGCTTGTCGCTCGCAAGTGGAAAGCGTGGCTTAAGATGAGCGACGAATTGAACGAGGATTCGCTGATTTCAATGGCCGATCAGGTTGCCACCGAAATGGCGTTGGCTTTTGCGTATGCGGAAGACAACGCAGGTTTCAATGGCGATGGGACTTCGGCCTACCACGGCATCATCGGGGTGATGAACGCTCTGAATGCAGGGTCTATCTACACTTCGCTAGCGGGAAACATTGCGTTTTCGTCGCTTGATTATGCCGACTTTGAAGGCATGGCTGGGAAGCTACCAGACTTTCCAGGCATTAGCCCATCTTGGTTTATCACCAAGGAAGGTTACTACGCTTCGATGCACCGCTTGCTGAGTGCGGCTGGAGGCAACGACATGAACAATCTTGCATCCGGCGGTGGAATGACGTTCCTCGGTCATCCTGTTGTCTTTGTCAACGTGCTCAACAAGACGCTGACTAACCAAACGAGCACAAAACTGCTTGCCTTTGGCGACTTGAGAATGGCCGCGTTGTTTGGTGATCGCAGGGGAGTCACTCTTAGCCTCACTGATCAGCGTTACTGGGATGAAGATCAAATTGCGATCAAGGCAACCGAGCGATTTGACATCAACGTCCACAGCAAGGGCACCGCGAGCGAAGAAGGTGCTCTTTTGGTTCTTGCCACGCCAGGTGCGTAATTTAACCACTTCAATTTAGCAACTCGCCAAAACGAGTTGCTTTATCTCAAAGCGAATCAAAATACAGGGCTTAAGAAATGATCAACGGACAGAGTGCAAGATATGTTACGGCGATTGCTCCAACGGCAATCATTGACAATACGAGTGCGGTTGCAACAGCAATTGACTGCGCCGGCTCAAGCTACTTGGAAATTCCTATCCAGCTCGGTGCAACGGACATCGCCATTACGGCACTGAAGCTGGAAGAGTCGGATGTCAGCGGAAGTGGATACGCAGACGTGCCCAACGCAACATTCTCGGCTGGTGCCAATGTGGACGGCGTAGCTTTGGCATTGCCATCAGCAACGGACGACGGGCAGCCGCACGTATTCCAAGTCAATCTTGTTGGCCGGAAGCGTTACGTGCGAGTGGTAGCAACGTTCGGAGACGGGGCAGCCGGAGGCTTTATTGCCGCGACTGCTCGCCTATCTAGCGTTAGCTTCCTGTCGCCAACTTCCACCGATCGAGCAGCGGGCGGCATCTGCCGAGTGTAAATGACGATCAGGTTTATGCGTGAATGGCGCGGCAAGTCGGTTGGTCAAACAACCGACTCCGTGCCGGACGGTGTGGCACAGCTTTTAATCTCCAGGGGCATTGCGGAACATGCTGAAAAACGAAGTGAACCGATCAACGGTCACCACGTCTCCAGCAATGGAGCCGCTGACGCTGGCAGAGGCGAAAAGCCAGTGCTTCGTAGCAATGAGCGACACAATGCACGACGAAAGGCTAATCGCTACGATTCAGGCGGCTCGTGAACAGTGGGAACACGATACCGATTCGGCGATGATTTCGCAGACATTGCAAACTAAGCGAAGTTGTTTTTACGGATCGGCATTGTGTTTGCTTTCGCGTCCAATTCAGTCCGTAACATCCATTACTTATTTTGATGATGGAAACGATCAGCAAACATTGTCAAGCGACGTTTACTCGCTTGACGCCGAAGCGAGGAGTGTGCGGTTAAAATTCGACAAGGTTTGGCCTTCGACATACACACGATGGGACGCTGTAGCTATCACGTACGTTGCCGGATACGCTGCCAGAAACCTTGTGCCTTCGGTCGCAAAACAAGCCATGTTGCTGCTTGTTGGATACTACTTTGAACAGCGAGGCGACAACGACAGGCTATACGACAATCGTGCGTATGAATCGTTAGTTCGTCGTTACATGCGGAGCAGCTACCCATGAGAGGACGACCCGAAGCCTTTCACATTGGGCAGATGAGACACCAAATCACAATTCAGAGTTCCACTACAACGTTGAGTGACAATGGACAGCCGATTCGTACATGGTCGACTTTGTACCTAAATCAACCGGCAAAATGGATGCCAACGGCAGGCACGGAAACGATTAGAGGGAGATCGGTCGAGGCTGGTATCTCTTGCATATTTACTATTCGCGAACAGCCATCAATCACGCCAGAAATGCAAGTGATACATTCAAGCGGAACATACGGGATTGGTTACGTTAAGCCAGTGGATGGATACCCGCGATACACAGAACTTCATTGCAAGCAGGCGGTAACGTAATGGCTGGCAACGGGCTGCAAATAAAGATCAATTTTCCAAGCGACCGAGAGCTTGCAAAGATGTTTGACGCGGTTCCTCAGTTAAAGAGGCACGATGTAATGGGAGCGACAACTACAGCAGGTGCAAAGGTTATTGTCGCACGGGCAAAGGATCTGGCACCTCGTGGAACAGATGCCGACAGGCAAAAGAGATCCGCCAAGCAAAAGGCTTCGGCAAACTGGAATACTAAGCTACATACAACGATTGATTACGTGACTAGAAAAGGAAATCGTCTTGCGTTTTCGATTGTTGGCCCAAAGCATCCAAGCGGAAACAAAGCTTACTTTAACTCGCCAAAGTCAGGATCGCGACAACACAAACTATGGGGACGAGACGCGGGGCGGGTTAAGTCTGCGATTCGCAACTGGATTGTACAGGCTTTTGATGAAACGAAACCTGCGCAGCTTTCTGCGATGAAAGCGGCATTGACAAATAAGATCAACGAA